ATCACTGATCGTCAGAAAGCCCTAGAGTATTACTTACGTCAACCTTACGGCAATGAGGTAGAAGGCCGTAGCCAGATCGTCACTGGCGAGGTTGCAGAAGCCGTAGATGGCGCACTCCCACAGCTTATCCGAGTCTTTACTACGACTGAGGATATTGTCTATTTTGAGCCTAAATCTCCGGGCGATGAAGAATCCGCGAAACAAGCTACTGACTATTGCAATTGGGTCTTTTACAGAGAGAACGAAGGGCTGTTGATCCTGCACAACTGGTTCAAAGATGCTCTGTTGCAAAAGGTTGGTGTAGTTAAGTCGTACTGGGATGAACGCACAGATATTACCAAAGAAGAATATGAAGGACTGACAGAGGATGAGCTTGCTCTATTGCTATCAGATCAATCTATTGAGGTAGTTAAGCAAAAAGTTGAGTACGAAGATAGCGTTGATGCTTTTGGCAATCCTATCCAAATCCCTACATACGAAGTTTACGTCCAGCGTAAGAAGGATTATGGCTGCGTAGTCATTGAGAATGTTCCTCCTGAAGAATTCTTGATTAGCAAGTCAGCCAAGAATATCGAGGATTCCAAGTTCGTTGCCCATCGTCGCTTAATGCCTCGTAGCGATCTTATTGCTATGGGTTACGACAAGGCACTTGTTGACACATTGCCAACATACAACGATCTTGAGTATTCAAATGAGAGGGTTTCTCGTTTCGATAATGGTGAACAGCCAGATCAGAACGTAAGCCTAGATCAGTCAATGCAGGATGTTGAAGTATACGAGTGCTATATACGCATTGATGAGGATGAAGATGGCATTGCAGAGCTTCGCCGTATTGTTTATTGCGGTTCAGAAATCCTAGAAGATGAAGAATGTGACCATATTCCATTCCACTCGATTTGCCCGATTCCTATCCCTCACAAGTTCTTTGGTCAGTCATTGGCTGATCGTACGATGGATATTCAGCTAGAGAAATCGACGATTACCCGTCAATCTCTGGACAATATGTATCTGACTAACAATGCTCGTGTTGGTGCTGTAGATGGTCAGGTAAACCTTGATGACCTGCTCAATGCTACACCGGGTGGCATTATCCGGATGAAGTCTGCCAATGCTTTGCAGCCGCTAACGGTTCAGAGTACGTTCGGTCAGGCATTGCCAATGATGCAATATCTGGATGAGGTTCAAGCAAAGCGTACTGGCGTTAATGATGCTCAGAATGGCCTTGATCCAGATGTGTTATCGAATGTTACTGCTGCTGCTGTAGCTGCGATGATGAAATCTAACTCTGGCAAGCTGGAGTTGATTGCTCGCATCTTTGCTGAAACAGGCGTTAAGAGCTTGTTTAAGGGCGTTCTGAGGCTTCTGACTAAGTATCAAAACAAGCCTAAGCTAATCCGTATGCGTGGCGAGTATGTATCGTTTGATCCGCGTTCATGGGCTAATGAATACGATGTTTCGGTCAATGTTGGCTTGGGTTCTGGGGACAGAGAGCAGAAACTAACTATGCTCCAGATGATTCTTTCCAAGCAAGAACAGATTATTCAGGGCTATGGCGCTGCTAATCCTCTGGTAAGTATTGGTCAGTATCGTAACACTTTGGCTAAGTTCATTGAGGCTGCTGGGTTCAAGGATGCCGATGAATTTATCAACGAAATTACTCCTGAACAAAACGCAGCACTATCTCAGCCTCAGCCTCCTGCGCCAGATCAACAAGCGGAAATGGCAAAGATGCTAGCTGATGTGGAGCGCGAAAAGACTCAGGCTAAGGCTCAAATCGAAGCAGCCAAACTGGATTTGGAGAAACAGACTCTTGAGGCTGAATATACCCGCAAGGGCATAGAGATGCAGCTTAAGAACCAGAAAGATTCGTCTGAGTTGCGGATTAAAGAGGCAGAGTTAGCAGTTAAGCAATTGCAAGCTGTTCTGGCTCTCGATCTGGCTGATGAGAACACTAAGAATAAGCAAGTTGAGTTGACTCTGAAGGCTTTAGAGAAACTTGGTTCGCTTACTAAAGGTGCTTAATGAATAAATCCCAATGGGCTGAGAATCTTCTCAGAGATGATTACTTCAAGGAAATGATGCAAAACCTGAAGGATCAAGAGATTAACAGATTTGCAATGAGTGAAACTAACGACATTGATGCCAGAGAACAGGCTTATATCCGTCTTAGGGTCATTGAGAGCTTAGAGGATCATCTGCAAGGCATGGTTGCGGATAAGAAAATAAGGGATAACAGGTTAAAAATTTTGTAACCGCGTCGGACGGATTCCGATATAATTTAGGAAATATATATGAGCGATACTCAGAACACGACTCCTGACGGAAGTGGTGAGTTGACGGTAGAAGGTGCAGCTAACGCTTTCTTGGGCTTAATGGGTGATGGTGACGGCTCCGAACAGGAACAACCTGAACATCAAGCAGAAGCCAACGAAAGCGAAGCCGAATCTGATGATTACGAGCAATCGGATGAGTCAGAGGTAGAGCAAGAAGATGATGTTGAAGAAGCCGAGGAGCCTCGTTATCGTGTCAAAGCCGCTGGCGAAGAACGGGAGGTAACCCTAGATGAGCTTATCAAGTCTTATCAACTTGGCACTGATTACACCAAGAAATCGCAAGCTGTAGCTGAGGAACGTAAGACGGTAGAAGCAGAACGTCATGCGATTCAAGAGGCGAAAGCTCTGCGCGATCAATACGCGCAACGTCTTGAGATGATGGAGCAAATGCTCAAGCCTCAAGATGAAACTGAAAATCTGGCTTATCTGAAAGAAACTGATCCTATTGGCTACTCTGTAAAGGTAGCTGAGATGGTTGAGAGGGATAAGCAACTCAATGCTGTTAGGGCTGAACGCGAACGGATCGCACAGCAACAAGAGCATGAAAGGCAACAGAATCTCCAGCGTTATGTAGCTGAAGAAGGCCAAAAGCTAATATCTGTTGTTCCTGAGTTTGCTGATCCACAGAAAGGCGAGGCTCTGCGAAAGAATATCCGTGATTTCGGTAAGAGCTTAGGATTTTCAGATCAGGAGTTAGCGAGTGTTTATGACTCTCGTGCAGTTCTGACGTTATACAAAGCGATGCAGTACGACAAGCTGGTAGCAAGTAAGCCAGAAGTTACCAAAAAGGTAGCTCAAGCGCCTAAAGTTATTAAGTCTGGAGTATCTCAGCCTCGTGATGCTACGTCTGAAGAACTGAAGAAACTTAAAGCGCGAGCCAAGCAATCTGGACGGGTTGCAGATGCCGCAAGTGTATTTGAACGATTTATTTAGGAGTAATCATGGCTATTTATAATGCACATACCGCTATTGGTCAGCGTGAAGACCTTTCTGATGTTATCTACAACATCGCCCCTACTGAAACCCCTTTCCAGTCGTCGATTGGCAAGACTAAAGCAACTGCTGTTTACCACGAGTGGCAGACTGACTCGCTGGCTGCTGCAACTACGGCTAACGCTGCGGTTGAAGGTGCTGACGCTTCTGACGCAACTCTGACTCCAACAGTTCGCCTAGGTAACTATACCCAGATTCTGCAAAAGACCATCAAGGTTTCTGGCACTCTGGATACCGTAAATAAAGCTGGTCGTAAGTCTGAGAAGGCTTATCAATTGGCTAAGGCTTCGCAAGAACTGAAGCGCGATCTGGAAACCATCCTGCTGGCTAACCAAGGCCGTGATGCTGGTTCGTCAAACTCGACAGCTCGTAAGATGGGTGGCCTGCTGTCATGGATCAAAACCAACTCGTCTGCTCAGACTAACGGTGCTGCTCCTACGACTATCGGCGTTTCGACTCGTACCGATGGCAATACCCGTACTTTCACAGAAACTCTGCTGAAAACGGTCGTTGCTAACGTGTTTGATGCTGGCGGTACTCCTTCGGTTCTGATGGTTGGCTCGGCTGGTAAGCAGAAGGTTTCGTCGTTTGCTGGTATCGGCGCAACTCGCTTTAACGTCACTGGCAACAAGCCTTCGACGATTATCGGTGCTGCTGACATTTATGTGTCTGACTTCGGCAATATCTCGGTTGTTCCTAACCGCTTCATGCGTACCCGTGATGCTCTGCTGATCGATCCTGAGTACGCAGCAGTGGCTTACCTGCGTCCGTTCCAGACTAATGAACTGGCTAAGGCTGGTGATGCTGACAAGACCCAGATTCTGGTCGAGTGCACACTGGAAGTTAAGAACGAAGCTGCACATGGCATCGTTGCTGACTTGGATATGAGCCTGTAATTAGTGCTGTAACCCCCTAGGGCTTCGGCTCTAGGGGTATTTATGGAAGGACTCCTTTGTGAACTTTCGGCAACAGATAGTACATGCAGACGGTGACGGTGGAATCATCATCGAAACTAAACAGGATGTAACAGAAATCCTTAAAGAAGTTGAGGCAATTAGAGAGGAAGATAAGGCCAGAACTGGTCATCTGAACGAGTTTCACCATGTAGGCAAGATTCCTTTTACAGTCATTGATGAGATGAATAAAAAGGGGATAATGCGAGGATTTGCGATAGTTGATGATGCAGCATTCGCAAAGTGGATGAATGGTTCAGAAGGTCAAATCTGGAAAACTTATCGAGGGACTCTTTAATGACTAAAGCTGTTGTTGGTGTATGCGTTCCGTGCCGGGATGAAGTTATGACCGGTTTTTCTTTCGACTTTGCCAAGATGGTTGGACACGATGTTAAACATCGTTGCAAAGACGATAATAACGGACTAAAGTTATACACAATGGCTGGAACGCTGATATTTGACCAGCGTGAAGGTCTTGTGAAGGCTGCACTAGCAGAAGGATGCACTCATATTCTGTTTATTGACTCTGATATGAGGTTTCCTGCTGACATTATTAGTATATTGTTAAGCAGGGATGTGCCGATAGTTGGAGTTAATGCGGTTACTCGCAGAAAGCCTACCTTGAGTACGGCTCTGAACTTAGAGCTTACTAAAGACAAGGATGGGAAGATAACTGAGCATAAGTGGCTGAAGGTTGATTCTCGTGGTAAGGAAGGTTGCGAATTAGTAACTGCTGTAGGTTTCGGTGCTGTAATGATTCGCAAAGAAGTGTTCGATGGGATGCCTAATCCTTGGTTTGATGTAGGTTGGGGTTCTAGGGGGATTATCGGTGAGGATGTGCATTTCTGTTTGAAGGCACTGGATCACGGGTTTGAAACCTATGTGGATCATGACCTATCTAAGCATATCGGACATATTGGAACGTATGAGTATCGATGGGATGATGTGGAACCTACAGCCATCGAGGATCATAACAACAGGAAATAGTTATGGCATTGACGGATTACAGTTCGTTTAA